GTAAGGCCGATCAGCCGCCGTCTGTGCCCGGCTATAAACATCCAAGGCGCGGGCCTTAAACTCAGGGTCAACACTCTGAGTCTGGGTCTGGGATGTGGTCTGCTTTCCGCCGCCCTTACTCATGGCGTGATCTCCTTGGAAACTGTGGTCATTATACCTGTAAATCCTTGTGCTTTCAAAGCACGAACCCACCCAGGACGCCCGGTGCCGGTCAATTTGGTACACCCAAAAGACCGCCCATAAACAACCAATGATGGGATCATATCGACTATTTGCTCCAACCGCCCGCCAACCAGCCAAGCGTGAAGCACGGAAAACTTCGGATATTCGATAATCTCGGTGACGATGGCGGCTTCCGGCGCGGGCCAGAAGGTGAACCGCCCTTCTTTTACACCAGCCTTAACGTCCGCCAGATCGTGCGTATTCCCGGCGTAATCCAAGGCATCTTGGAGCCAGCCGGAACACCGCTCAAATTCAGCATCTAATGGCGTCATAGGGACGAAGCCGAAATCACCCCGGAATTGGAAACCTCGATGCTCCATCGGGTTCCATCCGGGGACTGAAGGATCAGCCGACCAGGGGACACTTCGACATCGCGGTTCCGCTTGTGGTTTTCCGCATCGGCGCGCTCAATCAAAGACCGCGCCGTCTGATCGTCAATCTGAGAATATATTGGGCGAGCCTGGGGCAACCTCAACGGCGTGACCCCGGCTGTGCGTTGAGCCGGAAGTTACCAACCCGCCAATCGCCTAACTCTACTGCCTCCACCCGGAAGGAAACCTGGCGGGCGGAGAACCGGACATCGGTGTACTGGGACGAAATGGTGTAAGGCCCATATGTGGTTTCTGTCCCTTCCGGGGCAAACCGGGTCTTGAACTCCACACTCACGCTACCCTGGCTGCGCTCGTCAGGGACAACCTGTTTGGCGACCATAATCTGATCGCCATTCCCCAACTCAATCGGCCCGGCTTCAGCGTAGAGAGTGGCGCCATCGTAGTTGTAACCCACCTCATGGTCATAGAAATAACCAGACGGATCGAACAGAACCGGGTTCTGAAACACGCCATTTGAAATCCCAGTGGTGCGGGCAATACTACCGATCATCCAAGTATTTTCGTGGTAATTCCACACCACATAACTGTCGCACTCGGACGCCCCTTCCGACGGGTAATGCCACCAAACCTCTTGATAATCCACATTTACCCAAGCCGCTATCTTGGCGGTTTGGTTGTAATTAATGTTGCGGAAAATATAGTCGCTGACGGTTGAGTCTAGTTTCTTCACCGTACCGTCAAAAAGATAGAAGGCGCCATCACCCATCCAAACGGCGCCATTATCCAAGCTAACAGAAGCCTGGGGACTGATAACCCCACAACCAAAGCCAATGCGCTCAAAGCCATAGATAAACGGCGGTCCCTGATAAACCGCTAGATGGGCATCGGTGGTTGTCAGTAACAAGGTGCCATAGCGTGTGCGCTCACCGCAAACCAAGTTACCAGAAGTCGCCAACTCATAATCGCCTGCTTGATTTGTCGCCGCTGGCGTCCAGACGGTGTTATCCTCTTGGTCAGACCATTGGACCTTGCGGCCATTACCACCCGCACCCAAGGCAAACAGAAACCGCTCGCCGGTTACAATGATGGCGTTATTGTTAGTTGGCGCATTCGTGATAATCGCAGCCCGCGTAGAAGCACCTAAATCCCATTCGTAAATACTACCTTCGTCAGACCGGCACGCCACCAAATATTCGCCCCAGTTGTCCAAGACCCAGGTAGATGCGTCAAGAATACCAGCCGCACTCAACTGAGGACGCGGTGTGCCATAGGTGCTTGAACCATAGGTCCAAACACCATAGCCCACAGCGTTTTCGCTATCCGTGCGCCCCACGCTGATTTCATACTTGTAAGTCGCGCTGCCTTGATTGGTTTCGGTGGTGGATGCGTTGCTGGAAGCCGTCACCGTATAGGCATTGGCGTTAGTAACGGTCACAATGTAATCGCCAGATAGCGTAATCCCGCTCGACCCAATAGCCGTACCAGAACTGAAGTTAGCGGTGTCGCCGGTTGTTAGCCCGTGGCTGGTATCCGCCACAGTAACAGTAGGCGAGCCAGAAACTGTGCTGAAGGCGTTAGACAGAGAACCCGTTTCACGGATCGGCGTGATATTCTGCGGCGCCGTATTGGCCTTCAAAGCATACAGCTTCGCCGCACCGCCAGCCGCAATAACCGTATCGCCATCGTTCTCGCGCCAAGCATGAGAACCACGCATAACGCCAGTAACCTGAACGTTCACATAAGAACCGCCAGACGCATACTGACGCTTCCGCCACCCACCAACAGGCTGCAACGTGCCTTCAATCCACCGCACCAGATTGGAATCGTACCACCGCCCGGCGGCTTGATATTGCGTACCCTGGCGATAAATCCCCGGCGGGAGTTTAAGCGGAATATACGGCATTGCGCTTCACCGCTTCCATTTCAGAATGGATTGGACCGTCTTGGTTTCGTAAATCCGAATTGCGGTCCAGATTATTGTAAAAGCCGCCGCACTAGCAGGCAGAACCTGAGCCAATGTCCCGATCATCGTGGCCACTGAAATGGCGTCCACAACGTGTTTGGCGGTTTCGTTGTGATCTAGCGCCATGGTTCAGCCTTCTATCAATTTCTGCCCGCTAAAGGCCAGAAGCATTTGCCCGGTTTGTTCATTTGACCGGACCATTTCATTCCGAAAACTTTCCACCGCTGCGCCCGTCTGGCGCTGCTGCTGGCTGTTTTCGATTAGCAAAATTGGAAGCCAAGCCATTGAACAAGCCCACTCATCCACTTCCTTGCCGGTGTTTGGATTGATCCCACGCACCTGAATGAACCAGGCGCAATCCAACTTCCGGCATGGATTGAAGCCATCCAGTGGGCAGTTATGTTTGGCTTCGATCTGCATCAGTCTTTAGTCGCCAAGATGACATCGACGTAAGAAACAGCGAGATTGATAGCGGTGCCGGTGAAGGTGTGATCGTGGGAACCGCCGCCGCCAGTGTTGGAAATAGTTATTCCAGTAGTGGCAGATGCTGTTGTTAAGGAATTATTATATCCTTGAGGCCCACCTGTGGCGAGAGTGCCACCAGATTTGAATAAAAGAAAATCCCCCCCATTACCATTATGAGTATGACCCGGATCAATAACTGTATGCGTGTGCGCCGGAATCTGGCTGCTGGTCAGCGTTGTCGCTCCAACCGTGCCAGACACCGCCTGAGAGGCGAACGCGGTGGTAAACGCCACACTACCGCCAGAACTGGCGGAACCAGACACAACCCGAAGCGCCTTATCGTTGTGCGTGGTAGATTTCGTCCAGCCAGTAGGAGCCGCCGTCTGGGCGAATAACATTACCGTGCCGGATGGGAAGGCATCGACCTTTGCTGTAGCGGCGGGGAAAGTTAAGGTATTATTCCCAGCAACAGATGGGACGGCGAAAGTAACAGCTCCAGAAGTAGCCCCACTTATCTTAAACGTGCCGGTGACATTTTGTGTACCACCAACAGTTAGGGTCTTAGCCGCACCAACATTCAAGCCGACACTCGTGCCCCCACCAGCCGCCGCAAATACCGCGTCCACCAAATCCAAATCGGTGTTCAGCTTACCGCCCCAGCTATCGGCAGAAGACCCAACTTCCGGCTTCGTAAGCCCCAGGTTGGTGGTGGTGGTATCAGCCATTTATTGCACCCTTGTCCATGTCTCAGCGCCATCCGGTATCGCTGTCCAAGTATTAGACACCGGGGCTGCTTGGGTCCAAGCCTCTGAACCATCTGCAATCGGTGTCCATATTGTAGCGGAATCCGCCGATTGGGTCCATATTTCTGTGCCATCTGGAATGTTTGACCACTTAAGAATGGCCGATACTTCCATGGCGCCAGAGGCAGAAAAGGCCGCTGCCCCCGAAACAACCATCTGGCCGGAGACAGATAGGCTTCCAATGCCTTCTATCGTCACCGCGCCCAGGTAAACCACCGCCCCGGAAGCTGTTACATCTGCCACCCCATCTATGGCGACAGCGCCATTCTGGATACGCTGGGCCGTGACGGCTAGATCGCCAACCCCGTCTATGGCGACCTGGCCCGCCTGTATCCGCTGGGCCGCTACCGCCAGATCGGCCACACCATCAATCTGCGCCGCCCCTGCCGCTGTTATATTGGCCGAAACGGCTAAATCAGCCGTGGCGTCAATCGCAACCTGACCCTCAACAATCGCCCCAGAAAGCGCCGCGAATGGGGTCTGGGCGAAGGTTGAGAAGCCAAACATCTATCCTACTCCGCTGGCGCGATTATCAGTTCCCCGGCAGCAACCAGGGCCATAGTCTTCTCTCTTTGTCGCCTTGCTTTTGCTGCCTCTGACATTTTTTTGCGGCTTTCCTCAGACACAATCCTACCCACCGAACATAGACGGAATTTCTCTCTAACGTCTAGGTTTTCAAACCTTTTTTTGGCGGCAGCACTGATGGCGGCCCTATGCTCCGGGGTGTGTGGCTTGCCACGCTTTGCCGCCGCAGAAGCCATCACTAGCTTATAATTACATTTGCCTTTTTTTGCGGTGGATAACTTCGCTCGCCACTCAAGGGTTCTTTCAGCCCTGTGACCAGAGGTTCCTTCTCCGCCATCAGTCATATTGGCAAGGTCGCAATTCTCAAATCGCCAAAGAGCAATTCTCTTTTTTTCCAAATCAAAGGCTTCGGCTTCTGATAAACTGTGCGCGACAAGCCTGACCTCAACACACATACCAAGCCTGACTAGTTTTTCCTGAATAGCTTTGTGATGCTTGTTCCGCCGCTTCATGAGATTGGCTCTGTTGCCCCTGCCTTTGCCAACATAGAAGCATTCCCCCCGGTCGGGCCGCCAATGCTCATAGACGTAAAAATCACACTTCATTAGAGGCTGGAGCAATCACAATTTTGCCCTCCTCCTGAAGCCGAAACAAGTTCTGGTAATCCGTGTTGGCTGGGTCCAATGGCACAAAGCTAGTCACGCCGTTGATGTCAACGCGGATGTTTGAAGGACTACCATTTGAACCACCACAGTATTGAGCATTACTATACATTCTGATTACCCCTTAAAGTTCGGCTGCTGCTGTAAATTGAAATCCTCCACCCTCCTGAACGGCATCTGTAATCAATGCTTTGAATCCTGATGTACCAGCATCAAGTATTGATATTCCAGTTCGGTTGACGCTGTTTGTAAAATCTCTGTAACCGCCAGAAGCGCCAGTATCAGGATTGAATACTACTACTGTCGTGCTACTTCTTTTACCAACAGAAAATCTGGTGGTAAATTCTTCATTAAAACTTGACACAGGTTTAGTAAATGCAATCAAACCTTCAAACCTCAAAGAATCACTACTGCTCCCAGGCACAGTATTTATGTTATAACTTTTTTCATAATACCGCTGGCACAACGCCAACTCCTGCCCATACTGCCGCCGCTCAAATGGCGTTGCCGCAGAACCAGCCTCAAACTGCACGTTCCCAATATCCCATGTGCCGCTAGTCTGCGCGCCAACCGTGAATAAGGTTTCAATACCTGTGGTGGCAGCAGACGGAACGCTGATATTCACCGAATACCGAGTGAGCGTAGAGGTAACAGTGAATGTACCTGTCGCAATTTGTGTCTTACTTGGTGTCCCAATAGTACCAAAGGTGTCCGTAGTCGTGGCGTAATTGGCGGTCCATGTGACCGTTGTAAGCACGGAATTGGCTAGATCAACGGATAGCGTGCATGTCTGCCCAGCCAGATCATAACTGTTCACAGCCTCAATACGCTGGCCCACGCCAACCGCTGTGACCGCCGCTGCGCCGGTAATACGGAACAGATTGCGGTTAGAGCCAGAACCGGATACCTGGGCGGCAGTGACATTAGCGCCAGTGCTATAAACAAAAAACCGATCAACAGCCGGATATCCTGCGCTGGCTGTCGGAACACCTGTGCCAGCCGTTACCGTCGCGGAGGTTGCCCGCTGGGCAATGTACATATTCCCATTGATAATCCGGTTCCGCAGAAAGCTGCTGTTCGGCACCGGGGTTCCGGCAAACGTGGCATTGCCGCTGCTGTCCAGCACGATGTTATTGCTGGCGGAGGATGCGTGCTTGAGGTTGGTTGCGGCAAGCGTTGACATGGTTAGACCCCCAGGGCGACCTTGATTTCATCTGGCGTTGCAGCCGTATCAATCGCCGTCTGCATAGCAGAATACTTGGCCCGAATGGCAGCGCGAGCCGCTTCAGCAGCCACAGCATCAATGCCAGGGATTTGCTTCATGAT